CTTTACCTGTTCGGCCTTCTGTGGCAAAGGTGAACCTCACACCATCCCCTCCGATAACTGGCTCAAGAGCGCAGCCTGTGATTTCCAGCTTGTGGTGTATCTCATCACAGATGGAATCCAAGTTCATTACCTCGCTGTAATAGTCGACTCCATTGATGGTCAGAATCAAGTAATAGTTGCCGCAGTCAAAGCCTTCCTCCCATATCACATCACCGTTGTATGTGACGAACTGAGGCCCGGTCTCGGTTGTGCAATGCTTGGTGAGATATTCAGATGGCAAAGCAACAACTGTGTCCGGTTCGCAGAGATTGACGTATGACCAGCTGAATGTCGCGATGGGTATCTGGCTGATGAATTGAAATGGCAGGAAGGAATACCGAGGGCATGGCAGACCAAACTGAGAACTGATATCTTCCCTGCGCCCAATTTGGTTCTCAAGCTTCTCGAAGAATGGGAGGATGTTGCCGGTATTTAGTTGGTATATCATGAGTGCATCAATTCGACTGTGAGTGCTTCGGTCTTTGTGGAGTAGCGCGCTGTGTTAATTTTCCCCCAACCGTATTGGCTCTGCATCAATTCATCAACGTTAAAAGTCAAAAGTTCGTTGCAGCACATTTTGAAACTGATTGGTGTTTGGGCTTTGGCTCTGACGGTTGTCTCAAAGGTTGTGTTCACTTGATTCATTTCGCCTTCAAGAAATACTCGGTCGTGCCTCCAGTAGTTTTCGTGTAAGTTAGGGAAAGATAGATGACCGTTGAACTGAGGGCCAAGCACATCAAAAGGGGCTTGGATAGTTTCCTTCACTATGTAGTAAAGTGAATTGTACTCAGCAACATTGGCCAAGAAAAAGCCATCATCGTCGACATCGTCAGGAAAGTCAAGGCAAAAGTTGAGGTCTGTGTTTATGAGCGTAGCCTGGTACTGCTTGGCTCTCGTCTCAGGATCCACGCAATAGGAATTGTAAAGGATGTCAAAGCCGTTAAAGCTTGGGCTGACTCGTTCCATCCATTCGAATTTCTCGACATTTGTGAAAAGACTATCATCATATGAATACCTGCGAGTTCCTTCAAGATATTCTAACTTCGAGACAGTCAAGTCAAGGCCGTTTGATTCCGTGAAGTAGCTGACGTGCTCAATCCTTAGCGTGGTGCCATCAATCACCATGCGGACATTGAATACATCTCTGAGGTTCTGATATAAGTCATCAAACGAGATGCGGAGCTTGGTGGCATTGTTGTTTGCTCCGAAGCGCTTGATATCTGACTTTTGCCAGATGGCCAGCTTGTCAAGTTTAGCTATTGCGGTAGTGTATACGGTGTTCGATGGATTGGTCGCATCTGGGTTGATGGAAAAGAAGTTTGAGACAACTGTCAAGTCTGAACACAACTCAACCACCTTCTCAATTACATCAGAAAGAAAGCGACCGTTGTCTGCTTCAAATAGGGCATTACCTTTGACCTCATACTCAAGGTCATACGAGCCGGAGGTAATCACCTCGGACACAAAACTCAAGTCTATTTCCCGAACCCAATCAGAGCCTTCAGACACCCAACCATCACCAGGAGGCTGAGTGCCGCCTGTGACTTTCTCCCTAACAAAGTACCAACCCTCCTGCCATTCGACTCCGACTAAGTTGGCCGTGTAGTTGATAAGATTCCAAGCAAATCCAGTCAGAGCTGGCGGAATGTAGAACTTACCGAGACGTGTGGTATTTGATTCTGCAAATGGGCCGACCTGTTCAATCTCTCCGATGAAATTCTTGACTGTTAACTCGGGAGTTACACCATTGAACTCGACCACTTCATCCTTATTAGCAATCAAACAGGTATACTCGTCATTCGTAGTTACCGGAATGGTAACCGTGCAATTATCCTCATCCCATTGCGCCTTGGTCATGACTAAAAGACCAGTCAGCAGAGTGGTGGCAGGATTCGTGCAAGTGCTTTTGATTTCAATCGTAATCTCATCGCATCGATCAGATCCATCTTCGATTCCTTTAAGATAGTCGTAGTCGGTGATGCTTCGCTTTGAGTTGTTGACAAAAACAAGACCATTCGCCACCGATTGACGGTAATACTCCTCCTCATCTTGCAGCTGCCATTGAATCTCCAGGTCATCAACAGCCGGAAAGACCTGAGTGGTCACGGAGTTGACAGTTACAAAGAATTGATATTTGTCGTTGACATTCATCCTTCCAGTTTTTCGATGCGACGCTGAATGTAGGAGCGCGCCTTTTTCAAGTCAGCAAGTTCGGTCTCCGCGTTCTTTTTGCCAGCTCGAGCAATGTACTTCAACACATTGAAAAGGTACGCATCTTTATCAAGGCCCCACGCTTCCGCCACATCCCAGACCTCAAAGTCTTGGGCTAAGTAATAGGCAGGGCATGGGTCAAGTCTCTCTGTCATGCTTCAACGGTTTGGTTTTGATCAGCTTCCACATCCCGACCGAATCGGGCTGCAAGTTCGTCACTTATCCAGTCGAGGGAGTGCCGGCAGTTGTAGCCGCCCAGGTCGGTCGATGGGTTGTAATTCTTTGGCTTTCCTTGAAATGAAAGATTCCGCCATGACTCAACCTCTTCGCGCGTGAACACCTTGCCCACTCGAGCCGAGCAGAATGGTCTGGTCTTGGTCATTGTGGTTCCTGAGTAGACGGCATAGTTAAGATTAAGCTGGTCGGCATATTCCTTTGAGATGGACCGGTCGTACTGCTGAAAGAGGTCGAAGGTATTCGTATAAAAGTGGCGCTCTGCAAGACCGAGGCCTTGAGGATTGGTAAATACTGCTTTGAAGTTAGATTGAAATTCCCTCAGACCCATGCGAGCCCCAAGTGAGCGGTTTATGGCAGAACCGACCACCTGACCGACTTGAGTATTTCGCGCAATGTCATCAAGGTATCCGCCTCGAATCAAATCACCTGTCTGGATGTCGTACCCGAGGCGCAGCATCACATTCCTCTTGGCAATCTGTTCAACCTGTTCGATAGGCCTCGGAGTGAATGACTTAAAGTACAAACGGTTCAAGTCCGCGAGGCTCAATACCTTTGCTGCTATCCATCTGGCAATCACAGAGCCTTCCTGAGCAAGTGACTCGTCAACTATGCGCCTGGCTTGAGTGATGCGTGAGATGTTGGCAACATTGAACACCAAGCGCCCTGCCTCGCTTTCGAATTCGGTCAAGAGGGGAATGATGAGCGAATAAACGCGCGCCTGAGCTGCTGCGGCCTTGCGCCTCAGTAGGTCTTGCATACGAGCCGCAAAACTGCGCCTCTCGCGTCCATATTCGCTCCTACTCTTCATCTACCCTCCGGCTTTAGGATGTAATCACAATGAAAGCCCTTGGCCGTGCTGCTCGTATTCGGTGTGTCCATCAAGTTCCAAATTTGAAATGGTGGCTCATCAAAGTATTCTTCCATCTCTCCGCGCGGCTTCAAGAATCGCCAACAATGCAGTTTGTAAGGACATTCGCGACCGTCGCATACTTTGATATCATCATGCTTCTCTTCTTTCATTTAATCTTCTTTTCAATTTCGCGGATGGCTTCATAGTGCGCTTTGGCAACTTCCATTCTAAATTCATCGGTCATCATCATCTCGAAATCCGCACCATTGAAGAATCCGTTCTCGGTTAAGACGGCAGGACAGTTTGCGTTGCGCAGCACATAGATCCATCGGCCATCCTTGACACCCCGGTTGCGCAGTTTGGTTCGTCTGACCAAGTGTTTTTGAAATATCTCGGCAATATCTTCGCCTTTTGCGTTGGCAAAGGTCTCAACTCCTGTGAACTGGTCATTGAACTGATTGCCCGGCCCTGCATTGCCGTGAATGCTGACAAATATCACATCATCAAGCACATCGGTCAGGCCTTTGGTGTATCCAGCTCTGAATTGAACATCATCGGCATGGTTGCGCGGCTGTGTGATGGTGACCGAATGGCGGATGCTGTGCGCTGTGAGTAGTTCAGACAATCGGCCTGCTACCTCTTGATTGAACTCGTATTCAAGAAGTTGGCGGCCATCTTCGGTCATTGGTGAGCGCTTGCCGTGCGTCATTTCACCGTGACCTGGGTCGATAATATAGTGGAATCTACTCATTTTAGAACGGGAATCGGTCAACAAGTATCTGCTTGATTGCCTGAGTGAGATCATTGCCGCTTTCATCAAACGCCTCCTCAATACCGTAGCGCTCGCAATCTTCAACAACTTCCAGAAGAGTTTCTGCATTTTTCGTGACTCTGTTTTGGTTTTCGTCGATGTATGTGTAGGTGTACATGCTATTCAATTATTTCGTCATCAAGTCCCTCCTCTTGTGGTATCGCGTTCAGCTCCGCCATGGCTCCGGACAAGTTATTCATGTACCGAACCTCGCGAGCTTTAGCCTCGGTTTTATCAAGTACGATTTGCTTTTGCACAGCGTAAGGGAAAAGGTAAAAGTCTGGGCTCTCGGCCTCAATCTCCGTGAAGATTTGCTCAAATCCCTCGTAAAGCACCTTGTCAGTGTCATCATCAGCTCGGCTCGATAGGATGATAGCAATCTCTTCGACTGACTTGCCGCGGAAGGGAATGAACTTGCGCTTGGCGGCAATCCTTCGCATCATCTCAGGAGTGTTGGCATATTGCTTTTCAAGAATGCGTCGCTCAATCTCGTCTTGAACCTCAAAGGAAGCGCCCGAATCTTTGGCGGCTTGAAGCATTACAAGAAGGTCGGTAATGCTTTCGAACTTGAAGTCATATGGGAACTTGTGGTCAACTGTCAGGCCTTCTCGCACTTCGAGATATTCGGCAATGTGGCGAATGCCAGCTCGGTAAAGCTCGCTTACCTTGTGCGCGAATGGCGTCAGCTTGTCGTATACCTTTTCCCATTCAATCATTACCTCGGTGGCTGTCCGCGCTCCGGCCGATGGGGCCGTGAATACTTCAGTACCGAATACCGCAAGGCTGATGCGCTTGAGGAGTATTTCCAACTGCTCGGCCTGCCACTTGGGGAGCCACTCGGGAAGTTCGACGTAGTGCGCGACATCTTCAAGCGGTATCCATTCGTCTTTGCTCGCTGGCCACTTGACCAGGATGACATCCTGCGTAGTCTTGTGAATCTCTACCCCTGTGCCTTTGCATGATGGGCATGGCTGACCGGCAATGTAGCCAGATTGACAATGACCGTACTCGTTTTCGAAATCGCAAGGTGGCGCGTACTGAATCTTCTGCAAGAAGGTATGCAGGGCCTTTGTCAGGTCGAACTCAGACTTGAGATTGATGAGGTCATGGAATACTTCGTGAGCTGGCTCAAGTGGGGAGGTGTAAATCGCTGGGTTTTCTTGGCTAAAGTAAGCACCGACGGGATGGACAGGTATCTCCGTGGTGCCTGGATTGTAGATGGTTTGGAGGTAGTATTTCTTTTCATTCGAGAACTTTGAATCCACAACCATCCATTCCTGACCGGGCTGAAGCTCAATGCCGGCCATGCTGCTCATCTCTTTGAGTTCGATTGTGAAGCCGGCTGCATACAGATAGAAATCTTCTCTTTCAATATGTTCAAGCTCTTCGCCCTCATAGCCGTCAACTCGGGCCACATCGTGCCGATTCATTCGAACCACTATCCATTGCAGGTTTCCATCCTCGAAGTGGTGATTCAAGGCCTGCTCACTCAGCACCATCACCGGATAGGTCTTCGTGCTGACTATCTCCCCTTGAGGGCCGCGCTCGTCTTTGCGCTCGAAAAGAATGAAGCTGTTCGGGTCCATGAACGTGAGGCTCATCAGAGTCGCGAACAGATAATCTTCAAGCGACTGACCAGCATGGAAGTTCATCTCTTGCGCTTGAATCAGCTCAAGGGACTGCTCGTTTTCGTGCTTGACGGTTTTCTTTCGGTTGTCTGAGCGGCGAACCCGGCCGAAAAAATTCATGATTTGTTGGGAGGCGTACTTGGTCATCGTGCGAGTCAGGTGGACGCGCTGCGCTTTCTGCTCGTCGGTCTCGCGCATCTTGTAGTGAGTGATGAGTTCCTCCTGCTCCTTACCTGAGACCAGCTTGTATAAGAACTCAGACAGCTCAACTGTGTCGTTGTAGTGCGGATGGCGGAGGTCAAACTTGACCGTATCCTGCAATGCTTGTATTCCCTGTTCGATTGTCACCATTGTGGGTGTAATTTATGCAAAATTAGGGTATTTATATCATTTGTGCGATACTTCGCGGCTTAAATGACTGATTTATAGCGCCGACAAGGCAATCTACCTGGTCATCGTGCGCTCCATTTGGGAACACCGTACACTCAGAAATGAATCCATCCACCCAACCACCAGCCTCGGGTAACAGAACGCGGCCAGCCTCGATGATGGCGCTGACTGCATTCACTCGGGTAATCTTTGAATCCTTTGGCGGCTTGTCTGCAATCACGTTGAGGCCTGTTTCTTTTTTCAAAGTTTGAATCACGGACAGCCCCGAGGCTTTTGGCTCGATGACTATCCGCGAGCGAGTCGTGTATCCGTTCTCGTTTGCGAACGAAATAATATAGGGTATAAGTTCCGGAAATTCTTTTCTGACAGCAGAGCATCGCAAGATGTAGAGCT